AGGACCACGACAACGTTTACAACCAGGTGGATCAATTGTTGTTGTCATGACAAGATGGAACATGAAAGATTTAACAGGCATGTTATTAAAATCACAAAAAGAATTAAAATCAGATCAATGGGACGTGATCGAGTTTCCAGCGATCATGCCATCAGGTAAACCTGTATGGCCACAATATTGGAAACTAAATGAATTAGAATCAGTCAAAGCATCGTTGAGTGCCGGTAAGTGGAATGCACAGTGGATGCAAAACCCAACAGCTGAAGAAGGATCACTCATCAAACGTGAGTGGTGGCAAGTTTGGGATAAAGATTTTATTCCACCATTAAAACACGTCATACAATCTTACGATACCGCATTTTTAAAAAAAGAATCTGCTGATTATTCTGCTATTACTACGTGGGGTGTGTTTCATCCAACCGAAGATAGTCCAGCTAATTTAATACTATTAGATGCATTTAAAGAACGATTAGAGTTTCCAGATCTTAAAAAAGAAGCTTGGGAGCAATATCGATATTGGAATCCTGAAACGGTGATCGTGGAGGCAAAGGCCTCTGGTTTACCACTCACATACGAGTTGCGAAAAATGGGCATTCCTGTTATAAGTTACACTCCTAGCAAAGGACAAGATAAACACGCTAGGGTCAACGCCGTTGCACCACTTTTTGAGTCTGGTATTATTTGGGCACCAGATGAAAAGTTTGCAGAGGAAGTTGTTGAAGAGTGTGCATCATTTCCGTATGGAGATCACGACGACTTGGTGGATAGCACAACACAAGCAATAATGCGTTTTAGACAAGGAGGGTTCGTGGCGCATCCAGAAGATTTAAAAGAAAACTCATTACCTCGAGTTGAAAGAACTTATTATTAATTATGATTTTAGCAGCACCTTTAGTTATTCCATTTGCAAAAGCCGTCGGTCTATCAGTTGGCACATTAGGTATGGCTGCTCTGTCAGATAAAGTTAACGATTATATTGAAGCTAATCCAGAAGAGTCAACTATGATTTTAAAAACACTTGTACCTAGTTTAGGTATTGGTGAGATCCTTATGAAAAAAGAAAAAATATCTCTAGAAGATTTAGATGAGATGACTGATGAAGAAGCACAAGATTTATCAAAAGAAGAAAAAGCAGAATTAATGAAACAAGCTGGTAAGAGTGGTGGTGGTAAAAATAAACGTCAAACCATGATTGATATTTCTGAAAAGTTAGGATTGTCTGGTCCAGGCAGAGAAAAACAAGATATTGAATACGAAGTTGATGAACGTTATGACGAAGGTGGTGTTGAAGGCGCACCTAGACCACAATTTGATTATAAAAAGTTTTTTAGAAAACGAAGAGCGGACGGTGGAGCGATAAGAAAAAATTTTAGTAATGGTGGAGACTCTATCTATGATCAAAACGAATATGTTCTAGCAGCTATAAAATTAGCATCTGATAAAAATATAGGTATTGGAGATGCTATGATGATTACTAGTGATGAAGATTTCGATATAGATAGTATGGAGTATAAGGGATCTAATAAGGGTATATTAGAAATATTAAATCAAAAAGCGGACGGCGGATCGATTGGTATAGAAGTTTTATTTACAGAAAAAAAACCAAGAAAAAATTTTAATGTTGGTGGAAGTGCATCAATTCAAGATTACGCAGATGCAGTATCAAAAGTTAGTGCAGGAACAACAGCACAAAAATTACAAAACATTGGTAGTTATGCAACTAATAAATTAGGATTAACACAAAAACATTTTGACACCATAGCAGCTATGAAAAGTGATCCTAAAAAATTTGGAATTGATAAACAAATAGACTACGCTAAATTATCAGGAAAAGATTTAGTAAAAGGTGCTAATCCTGCATTACAACCTTTTGTAGCTTTAGGGCAAGGACTTGCAAGTCCTATTTATGATTATTATCAAGCTCTGCAAAAATATTCTGACAAAGGATATCAAGGAGATTTTGAATTAAGTAAAAAAGGAATTGTAGATTTTGGTAAAAATTTATTAAGAGTAGGAGAAGAGTTTGCTGCTCAAAAACCAATTCAAATGGCTGCAGGAAGAACTTTGGGAGGACTAGAAGCTATTCAAGAAGGATTATCTCAATTTGGCACAGCAGCAGCAGCTGCCGATGCATCTAAATTAAAACCTTTAAGTGATAAAGAAAGATTTAGATCAGGTATATACGCTGCAAACCAGGTTGATCCAAAAACTAACGTATATGATAATGCAATTGATAAAATGTATGCTAACTACACTAAAAATTTTGCAGCTTCTGGTGGTAAGGGTTATTTTAGTTCACCAGATATGCTTAGTAGGTTTAAACAATTTTATGCAGACGGTGGTCGAGTCGGATTATTTATGGGCGGTCCTGCGTTAACAGGAACAGCATTAGATATTTACAATTCAATGAAAGCTTATGGATTTACAGATCAAGATATTGCTAACTCATTGAGAGCTAGAGGTTTATATGATACTACACCAGCACCAACTGCTACAGCTCAACCTTTACAACCAAACATAACTAGACCTAATGGTGGAGGTAAAGATGAAAATGACAATCCTGGAGTTCAAAATGCAGTTAGTATTTTTGGTGGTTTAAACGTAGAAGATCCTGAAGCAGAGGCATATGGTATTGATCCAACCGTTGGGGGAACTTTTGCACGAATGAGATCGGGACTTGGAAACATGTTCACAACTTTTAGAAATATACCAACCCCTCTTAACATTGCTTTAAAAACAATAGAAAATATAAGAGATCCTTACAAAGGTGCTTTTGGTGGTTTAAATAAACAAACAAGAGATGCGATAGCTAGAGAATCAGTAAGAGATTTACAAGGTAGAATAGATAGAGGTGATTTTGGATCAACAACTCCTACACCACAAGATAGAGGAAGAGGTGGTGGAGGCAGAGGTGGTTCTCAAGGTGGTCGATCCGCTGGATTTGACCAAGGAGAAAGAGGAGGATCAAGAGGTAGATAAAAATAATGAATATAAAATATAATTCAGATATAGGAGCTTTTGTAAATACTGCAAACGATGAAATAGTTACACAAGCAGAATTATTAGAATGGGCTGCTGCAAATCCAGAGCCACTTAAAGAAGATAAGAAACCAAACACAGAGATACTCGAGGAAGTAATTGCAACATTTAATAAAACAGGATAGGTTAACCAAATGGCCACAATAGACAAACCATTACCAAATACAAAAACAACTGTTGAAGTTCCAGGTGAAGTAGAAATTCAAGAGGCAATTAAAGAAAACGTAGAAGAGATTCAAGAAAAAGGCGGACCTGTTGAAATTGAAATGACAGAAGAAGGTGGTGCTGAAGTTTCTTTTGATCCAAAAGTAGCCGCTCAAGAAAGTGGAGAAGATCATTATGCAAATCTTGCAGAGTTTTTAGGCGAAGAAATTTTAGAACCATTAGGTTCAAAATTAGTGGATCAATATAGAGAATACAAAGAGTCTAGAGGTGATTGGGAAGAAACTTATAGAAACGGATTAGAACTTTTAGGATTTAAATATGAAAGAAGAACAGAACCATTTAGAGGCGCTTCTGGTGTTAATCACCCTGTGCTTGCAGAAGCAGTTACGCAATTTCAAGCGCAAGCTTACAAAGAATTACTCCCAGCTGATGGACCAGTACGAACACAAATAATGGGAGATGCTAACGTTCAAAAAGAAGAACAAGCAAAGCGTGTAAAAGATTTTATGAATTATCAGATTATGGATCAGATGAAAGAATATGAACCAGAGTTTGATCAAATGCTTTTTTACCTCCCTCTCTCAGGCTCTACTTTTAAGAAAGTATACTATGATGCTCTCTTAGGTAGAGCCGTGTCTAAGTTTGTACCTGCAGAAGATTTGATTGTACCTTATTCTGCAAACTCGCTAGACGATGCAGATGCAGTGGTACATGTTATAAAAATTTCAGAAAATGAATTAAAGAAACAACAAGTTGCAGGGTTTTATAGAGATATAGAATTAGGAACACCACCTATTACAGAAAATCAATTACAAGATAAAAAATTAGAATTAGAAGGAATATCTAAAGATGGTCAAGAAGATCAATATACTTTGTATGAAATACATACAAATTTAGATTTGGAAGGATATGAAGATGTAGGAGAAGATGATGAGCCTACAGGAATTAAACTTCCATATATTGTAACTGTTTCACAAGCAGGTAATAAAATTTTATCCATTAGAAGAAATTACAAAATGATGGATCCATTAAAGAAAAAAATAAATTATTTTGTACAATTTAAATTTTTACCTGGCACAGGATTTTATGGTTTTGGTTTAATTCACATGATTGGTGGATTAACTAGAACTGCAACT